ACTGTAAATCTTGATAGAGTTTCTCATAAGATTGTTTCTTTGAAGGAGAGTGGAGATAATTTTATTGGTAAAGCAAAAATTTTAAATACCCCGATGGGTAAAATTGCATCTGCTTTGGTTGAAGATGGAGTAAAACTCGGGGTTTCTTCTCGCGGTATTGGATCTCTCAGAACTACAAAAGAAGGATGCAATATTGTTGGCGACGACTTTATGTTAGCAACTGCTGCTGATATTGTTGCCGATCCCTCTGCTCCAGATGCTTTTGTTGAAGGAATTATGGAAGGAAAAGAGTGGGTTTGGGATGGTGGACTTCTGCGTGAAAAATATGCAGAACAGACCAAAAAACAGATTAATACTTTAGTTGATCAAAAAAGATTAGAGGAACATAAACTCCACTTATGGAGTGACTTCTTATCTAATCTTTAATTTTATAAATAAATATAGTTTTAATACCGGCAATAACGGAGAGTTCAAATGTCCCGTGGAGATTTACAAGAAATGGAAGTAAAGACACAGCAATCCAAAACTGCTGTCAACGCGAATGCTGCACCTGCAGATCCTATGCCTAAGTTGACGACAGGTGGAACTCCTGCATCTTATGAAGACTTAGGTGGTCCTACTCCTGAAAATTATAAACCTGATGATGATTCTGCTAAACTCAAAGAACCCGGTGGAAGCCTTAAGCAAGTTAAGGATGTTGTAACCAAGAGTGCTGGTAAAGCAGATCCTATGCCTAAAGGTATGAAGGAAGAAGAAGAAGTAAGCGACGAAGAAGTAGTTGCTGAAGCAGAAGATACTACTGATGAAGTGGTTTCCGAAGAAGAAACTACTGAAGAAGAAGTTGTTTCTGAAGAAGAAGAAACTGAAGTCGAAGAAATTGTTGCCGAGTATGACATCGAAGAAGATGTAAATGCTCTGCTTGCAGGTGAAGAACTCTCCGAAGAATTCCAGCAAAAAGCACGCACAATCTTTGAAGCAGCAATCAATTCTAAGATTGCACAAATCAAAGAACAACTGGAAGCACAGTATGAAGAAAAGTTTGCAGAAGAAATTGTTTCTGCTAAAGAGTCTCTCGCTGAAAGAGTAGATTCTTATCTTGAGTATGTTGCTGACGAGTGGTTCACTGAGAACCAACTCGCTGTCGAACATGGTCTTAAGACTGAAATGACTGAATCATTCCTCTCTGGAATGAAGAGTCTTTTTGAAGAACATTATGTATCAATCCCTGAAGATAAGTACGATGTGCTTGAGAGCATGGTAGAAAAACTTGATGATATGGAGACAAAACTCAACGAGCAAATTGAGAAAAATATCTCCCTCAACTCCAGACTTTCTGAGTCTGCTGCTGATGGAATCTTGAATCAAGTCTCTGAAGGTCTTGCACAGACTCAGAAAGAGAAGCTCGCCTCACTTGCCGAAAGTGTGGAGTTTGAAAGCGAAACACAATATCGTGAAAAGTTAGAGACACTGAAGGAGTCATACTTCTCTCAGAAGAATGTTTCTAAAGCAGCTAAGACTGAAACCCTCTCCGAAGGCGTCGATGCAGCACCTGCTTCTTATAGCGGTTCCATGGATGCATATATGAGAGCATTAGGTTCTACTCTTAGCAAATAAACTGAATTTAATATTAATTCAAACCGTAAATTAACCACATAGGTAAAAAGCAAATGTTCCATTCCGAACAGTTGCAGGAAAAGTGGGCACCTCTCCTCGAACATGAGGGTCTCGATAAGATCGGAGATTCGCACAAGAGAGCAGTGACCGCAGTCCTGCTGGAAAACCAAGAAAAGTTCCTTAGGGATCAACAAGCATTTAACGAGTCGGGTTCTTTCCTGACTGAACAACCCACTAACTCTGCTGGTAATGGCGGATTTACTGGATCTGGTGGTCAAACCGTTGCTGGTTTCGACCCTGTTCTGATCTCCCTGATCAGACGCTCCATGCCTAACCTGGTCGCTTATGACCTGGCTGGCGTTCAACCAATGTCCGGTCCTACTGGACTCATTTTCGCAATGCGCTCCAAGTTCACCTCTCAGGATGGAGACGAAGCGCTGTTTGATGAAGCACGTACTTCCTTCTCTGGTCAGGACAAAGGTCTTGATCTTTCCAACGGATTCACCAATGGTGCCGTTGGTATGGGTACTACGACCCAAGCAGGAACCAACCCTGGTGCTCTTAACCCTTCCACTAATGCCACTCAACAGGCATATAACGTTGGTCAGGGTATGCGTACTGACGATGCTGAGAAACTTGATGGTACTGATGGCAATGCCTTCAACCAGATGGCTTTCTCGATCGAGAAGGTAACTGTTACCGCTAAGTCCAGAGCTCTGAAAGCAGAGTACTCCTTGGAACTGGCACAAGACCTTAAGGCAATTCATGGTCTGAATGCTGAAGCGGAACTCGCCAACATCCTCTCTACTGAGATTCTGGCTGAGATCAACCGCGAAGTCATCAGAACCATCTATAAGACTGCTGAGTCTGGTGCTGCTGTCAACACCGCAACTGCTGGTGAGTTCGATCTGGACATCGACTCCAATGGTCGTTGGTCTGTTGAGAAGTTCAAAGGTCTTCTTTTCCAAATCGAGAGAGATGCAAACCGCATCGCCCAAAGAACTCGTAGAGGAAAGGGCAACATCATCCTCTGCTCTGCAGACGTTGCTTCCGCTCTGACCATGGCTGGTGTACTTGATTACACCCCTGCACTCAACGCTAACCTTAACGTTGATGACACTGGTAACACCTTTGCTGGTGTTCTGCAAGGTAAGTATCGTGTATACATCGATCCTTATGCTGCTAACAGTGCTGCACAGCAATACTACGTTGTTGGTTATAAGGGCACTTCCCCTTATGATGCAGGTCTGTTCTATTGCCCTTATGTACCCCTCCAGATGGTACGTGCCGTTGGTGAGAATTCCTTCCAACCTAAAATTGGCTTTAAGACCCGTTATGGTATGGTTGCTAACCCCTTCTCGCAGGGAACCAGCACCCTTACCTCTCCTGGTCTTGATGTTAATGCTAACCGCTACTATCAGCGTGTTACTGTTAAGAACCTCATGTGATCCATTAGACACATATTTCTTCAAGAGACTCCTTGTGGGTCTCTTTTTTTATGTTTATTGCTAAATAGGATTGCCTTATTGGTTTTTATGACACCTCACAAATTCGATCACATACTAATCTACACAAATCCAATTAAATACAAATTCAAAAACAAACCAAATCCAACCAAAT